ACTAACTGTACCACGTACTTCCATAATCTTATGAATTTTCATCTAGTATAGCATGATTGTACCAGAATGACAATACAAATCTTTCTGACTTTTCAACCTGAGAAACATAATGTAAATACTCAGCATTTGAGAATACTATAAGTTTACCCTTTTCAGGTTTTACTTCCATAAACTCAAAACAAGTATGCCCACCAATGTAATCATCGTTTAGATATAACATTGCTGCAAATACATCTGGGTTATGCTTATTATTATCATCCACATGAGGTTTCATAAATGTACCAACTGGCCATCTTATAACACCAACATAGTCTAAGTTTGATGTATTATCAAAAGACTTACAGAGATCAGTTACTCTCATAACTACCTCATCTTCTGGTGGGATAACAGTAGGATCTACATTCCCACCGTGATATACTGCTGTATGATTTTTCCACTCAACAGTAGTAAGATAGGTATCTCCACCTCTAGTAGAGTTACCATAAGGCATTTCTTTATTATTTGCTTTAGATAGATTGATGAAGTGTTCACAAAGTTCAGGGGATAAAAAATTATCCTCAATATAAATCAGTTTTTTCACGTAGTCTTAGTATTAACTCCTGTCTTATATTGAGGATCATCATAGTCTGGATCTGGATAGTCTTCCCAAGTATCTCCTTCATACTCTACAACTAAATGATTGACATCCTTACGCTCACCATACACATGGTAGAAACAATCAATAGGAGTCTCAGGTATGGTATTAGATTCTAAGACTATCTTCTCGTTATCAAAACTCTCCACAGTTATCATCTGTGGTACTCCAATATTCTGTATCTGTACAGTAATACTATCAGCATGTACTAGATCCTTCCAATGAGAAGGTAGTTGTATAATATTACTATCCTTCAGTCTTCCTCTATAATATACAGCAACCTCTGGTCCCTCAATACAGGCATACCTTAGTCTGTTACCTTTACCTTTAGATGGGTGAACCATATCAAATGGTTTTGGTCTACCATCTGCCTCTTGGTGTCTTGATTCTAATCTACCAGTTGATAAACAATCGACAGTACCAGTAACATACACATTACCATCAATGTATACATGGTCTGGTCCTTGTTCTCCCACTATATTAACATCACCTTCTATATCAACTGCTCTTCCACTGACATTTGGTGACCACTCATCTATATCAGTTCCAACATTCAACGTGCCATTACCACTACCACTGTGACCTCCAAGATAACTAGGACCAGCAACAGCTAGAGTACCTTCATAAGGTCTATCACCATTCAAATTATTCAGTGATCTATCATCTATTTGTGGTTCTTCTAAACCAATGTAGATCTTATGTGCTTGTATGTCGGGTATTCCAGCCATGTTATCCTGAGACTATAGTTTTTAGTGGTGCAACAAGTGTATCTATTGCCGTACCAAATGTTGTTGGTACAAGTTGAGAAATTGGTTCATGTATTCTGACAATGTTTCCTACAATAAATGTCCAACCCTCAGAGTGTGTAAGAATACTACACTTAGCATCCAGTACAACATTCTCTGATTGTACTATAGCACGATTATTTGCATCTATGTTTATATCATGTGCTGCCTTTAGTGTAATATCTCCTTCATCAGCATTCTTTGATTCCATCCTAATATCATTTGCATATACAGAGAATCTACCATCAGCTTCTATTATTATATCACCTGCAGATCTTATGACAAGTGGTGCTCCAGGACATGTTTGTAATATATTAGAACCCTGCTCTGCAGTAGCATCATCACTGGATCTCATTTCAAATCCACCATCTAAGAAGAAACGTAAGGCAGCACTAGACCCACCATACAGACCAACCTGTCTCTTTCTTAGAACATTCTTATCTCTTTCTCTTCCTATACAGAGTTGACCATCTTCAGAATGGTTTATAATAATAGGTGGTATATTCGCCATTAGAAACCTCTTGGGCAATCAATAACCCTAATAAGTGAAACGTCTGTTGTAATAGGATCCTTATAATCCTTCCTCTTCACAAACTTAGTTATAGGTCTTATTATAGCACCATAACCTGTCTTTGTCTTGACGGACAACTTAGGAATACTTGTAAGTCCAAGATCACACGTTCCAGTAGAACCAATAATTCTACCCCTCTCATCAACCTCTAGATCTAACTCTCCTCCATTCTCAGTTACAACCTTATCACCATCAGCGTACTTCATTCCTGTAGTAACAACTTGTATACCTGTTACCTCTCCTAAAACATCTTCACCTTCGTCAGATGAAGTAATTCCTGTGTCATCATTTTGAACATTGGTTCTATCATTTATACCATCACCTTGTAATTCTGGATCATCTACTACACCAGTAACAGGATCAACTCCACCAGTTTGACCACCTCCAGTTCCACCAGTTCCAGTTCCACCAGTTCCAGTTCCACCAGTTCCAGTAATAGTACCAGGAGTTACAACAGTACCATCAGCAGCAACAGTTGTACCATCACCAGTAGTTCCAACAACAGGTATGTCTGGGAAAGGTCCGAGATATCCACCACCAGGATTTGTAACTATAACGTTAGTGATCTGACCATAAGTCGGTGACTCAGGATTCAAATCTACATCTGCTGTACCAGTAGCACCTTTACCATTACCACAATTATCTACAAAACTAACAAATGGTTTTTTAGTATATCCTATACCAAGATCATCCATACTAACACCAACCACTTCACCAATAGAGTTTATAACTGCTTTACCTGCAGCACCAACTCCACCACCACCAAACAATTCTAGTTTAGGAGGACCACATTCTTTCTGGAATGGATTACATCCACCTACAAGTTGAGACATTTGATTAAATGCTGCAGATTCTTCTGCAAACTGTTGTGCATTTGGAATAGATGTAATATTACGACCTAAACCAGTAACCTTTTGTAACCCTGTTTCTATATCAAGACCTATTACATCACTTAGTGCTCCTGCAGGATTATCAATAGCACTCCTTACTTTAGATATACCAGGGAACATACCTTCAAGAGTACCACCTATAATACCACCACCTAGAGCATCACCTAAAGCATCTAATCCAGTCATACCACTCAAATTCTTAGCAAGTCCTAATGCTCTACCAATATTAAGTTTCTTCTTAGGATCAGCACCAACATTAGTCTTCCAATCAATTGGTTCATCTTCACACTCATTACCTTCACACTCTAAGAATTTCAAACCTGTTTGAGCAATCTTGAGTGCTTTATCCATAAAATCACCGAAAGGTGGTAAAGATATACCACCTAAACCATTGATAGCATTGATTGCTGGACCAATTAGTCCTTGAACTTGGTCAGTAATATCAGAGATCAAACCACTAATAAATTGTTCTGCTGCACAAAGTGGCATCTGAAGTAGATTACCAACCATACCCTTCAAAAAATCACTAACAAAATTCTTCAACCCATTGATAATATTCTCCATCAAACAATAGATTGTATCCTGTTGTTTCTTTACCTCTAAATTTTTAATAAGATGAGAAGGATCTAAGAAAGTCACATTCTCATTTACTTGTTTATTGACCTCCTTGAACATCTCCTTTCTAGCTTGCCTAATAGTTGCAGAGAATCCACCTGCAATTTTATTAGACGTTCTTTCAATCAACAGATCCATATTGACAATTCTGTTTATAATAGGGTCAATGTGTCCATCTTTATACTTCTCATATCCACTTACCTCATCAGTAAATGCCTGTAGAATTTTTGCTACATCACCCAACGCTCCCTTTGGATCAGCACATTTCTGTGCTTTCCTTACCTCGGTTGGTTTATTATCATAATGTTTGTTTATATTATCAATGAAGACATCATTCTCTTCAGATGGTATTGGATCTTCTTCCTCTTCAGGTGTAATATCATTACCAGATTTCTCACTATTACCACCTTTATTACTTTCTGCCTTTGCTAGTGCTACTGTCTCTGCATTGGCTTCACCAACTTTAAGTTCATGAGTTGGTTTATCTAATATTTCTACAGATGAACTACTACCACCTCTAACTCTTTTCCTATACTGACTAAAAGTTTCACCTGGTTTCCTAAGACCTGCTTCACCCACAGCCGTTTCAGGTTGTTCTATAATCTGAGTGTTACTATCAGGTAGTCCACCTACATCATTTTGTTTCTTACCATAAGTAGGAGTTATATGTTTTCCAGTTTCTATACTTGTATCGGCAGTAAATGGAGCAAATCCTGAACTTCCAGACTCCATGACCTGTTCCCAAGTCCTATATGGAGTTATATTACTATTAGCATAAAAAGATCCTACAACGACTGGTTGTTGTCCCTCTTCACCATCCAAGAAAAAACCAAATACAGTTTCACCACCTTGCACTGCAAAACTAGTTCCACTATAATTATGTCCAGCACCCATACTGGGTGGTACTAAGAAATGAGCCCAAGGTAAGTCTTTATCGTCTATACCACCCTGCTTTTTATTATCACTAGGATGATGACCAAGAATCCTTACCTTTGCTCTGAATCCATTATTAGTATTCTGATTATGTTTATCCCGCCAGGCTTTATCAGCAGTTACCTGTCCAATGAACCAATGGAAACCGTCTTTACCTGAAAAATTTATATTTGATCGGGATTGCTCAAGCATTAGTCATCATACACTCTACATTCTAATGAATCAGGATGGTTATCACAATAAACTTCTAGATGCTTATCTTCATGACGAGTGTGCCAATCATTGATCTTACCTTCATTCTTATCCACTTCTGAATCATCATGTGCATGGAAAGCATCATTGTGCATTTCCAAATCTGCCTCAGTATATTCAATCATACCATGATTGACATGTTCTTTATGATCTTTAGGATCAATGTAAACCTCATGGGTTAGATCGTGTTCTGGAACTTTAGTTGTCATGTTAGCGTCCTTCGTAAGGTAAGTAAGAATCTCGAACCATAGAAATACCAGTATAATCTCCACTTGCAGACCCAAAGTCATGAGCCAATCTAACAATCATGTAACTTCCAGCATTAGAATCTTTTCCTTTTTGAGTTGGTTTTTCAATATTTAGTCTAGGTTTTTCAAGTTCTATAACTTGACCAACTCTCAAATTCAAATTCATAGGTACTGTAATTTCACATAATTGAGAAAATAATGCAGAATACCTAGCGGAAGCTTGTGATTGATATACTGCTTGATCTTGTGGAGTTTCCCTTTTTTTACCCCTCCAATTAGGGGTCATAGTACCATTATCAAGTGTTCCAAATGTTATTCTAGAATAACTTTCAGATACATTTTCAGGGATCAATACATCTTCATTTGCTGTTTTCAAGTCTTTTATACTTTCTGCAGCAGAATACTCAGAAAAAACTGGTTCTCTTGTGAGTATATTATAATAGTAGTTTGCTGTCTTGTATGCCCCTGACCTCAATTTCTTTAGGATATCATGACTTTCAGTCCAAACAGGTGGTCCAGTAAGTGATAAGTTATTGTCTTCCATGAGATACTTTCCAGTATATGCAGAATATACTTGCCATGGTTCAATATTTGCATTTTCCATATCCATGATTTTATCTATACTTTTAAAATGATATCCATCTTGATCCTCATAGAATAGATATCCAGCACTTCCCTTAGTTGTTCTCAAAAATCCAGAATTAGGAGTAATTGCTTTAGGGCAGAGTGAAGTAATCATAAAGAGAGGTCTTCTATAATTACCAGTAAAATCACAATTATTTCTAGTTTCATCAATGTCAATCCTATCCTCTGGGATATTCATTTTTTTAGTCAATATTTTCTCTACAGTATTTGATATCTTTCCTCCATGTTTTTCCCAAACTCTTAGGGTATGATTAGAAACTGCATGTACAGTCTCTAAAGTCAACACATAAACTTCTCTCTTTTGATCTGAAATATTATCTGAAATATTTGTTACGATCAACGGTACTGTAGTATCATTCCATATAAAATTTTCTTCTACGCTAGGATGCTCAATTTCTAAATGCACAGTCATGCCACTCCTAATTGGAATAGCAGCCAAAAAACCATAGGTATCAGACATTACTATCTGAAAATGAATACAAGAATCTATTACATCCTCAAAATATTTTATTCCAAGAAGTTGTCCAGATAAACCTATTGGTTCACCACCACCCTCAGGGATGATATCAAATTGCTTTATCTTATGACCTTTTGACCATAAACCTTTCTTTGACATTAAACTGTAAACAACCCAGTCATCTGAGCATATTTAGCGACAACATCATATGCATTGACAGTCTTAGATGCAATTGGTGTGTCTGATGACCCACCAGATCCAGTTACCTGTGGTACTACAACAGTTTCAGGTTCTTTGTTTATAACCAATAGATTTGAACTTGGTAAATCATCATTAGGAACGATCTTACCACCAGCATCAGGTACAAACAATTCTTTACCTACCTCACCAACGATATATGGTCTACCTGCCTCTACTCTACCACCTTCTTGTTTAGGTTTCGGTATTTGAGTTTGAAAAAGTTCTGGTTTTTCTTTTGTTATTTTTTTAATAATTTTTCTTAGTGGTTCACTTGCTTGTCCAGTAGGGAAATTAGTAGGAGATCCTTGAATTAGTTTACTGGGAGGAGAGGGAGTAAATGGTTTAATAAGAGTGCCAGTTTGTCTTTCAACCTGTGATCTAATAAAAGGTGATTTAGGATCCAATTCAATATTTTTAAGATCAACATCCCATGGGTTATTACCCTTCTTTATATTTTTTAGAGTAGATTTACCAGCCTGTATGTTACTACTAATATTTCTTGATGGGTTGACAGTTGGTGAGTTGACACTTGATGATGTAGGAAATCTAGTATTTGTTTTTATTGGTGTTTCAATAGGTCTACTATATGTTTTTACTGGTGTTTTAGTAGTTACTGGTGTTGTACGAGGTGTGAATATCTTTTTCTTTTGAAAAAGTGATTGCCAGTTGAAGAATGGTTTTTTTACCCCGACATTTGGCTTGATTAATGGTTTGAAACCAGGATTTTTGATCCCAAATTTAGCAAGTTGCCGTGTAAAAAAAGCAATTGCAGGAACATCTGCAAATGGTTCTGGTGCAAGAATTGCAACAGCTGCTACTACTGCTGCTGCTGCTAGAGTTACAACACCAGCAATTTTACCAGGAGTCCAGAATGGTGTTTTAGGTATAATTGGAAGTTCATCAGGAATCTCTTCTTCAACTTCATCATTCATTGACTTCAGCATGGGTGCAGTATTACCCTCAAACTTATCCAACACTACATCAAAATCATCTAAAGCTTTTGAGAATTCTGTCTTCTTAGACATCTTTGTCACACGTTCCAGCTCTTGACCTCTTCTACGATTAGCACCTGATAATAAATCAGCTATACTACCACCAGCAAATCCACCTAAAATACTACCACCAATACCACCAATAAGAGTACCAATAGGTCCAGCAAAAGAACCAAGAGCAGCACCTTTTGCTCCACCTGCTAATGCACCTGCTAATCCACCACCAGCACCAAGTGATGCTTGTAACACATTCTGTCCAGATCCTAGTCTACTCGTAAAATCTAATCCCGTTCCTAATACTGCTAATGGTCCTACTCTCGAAAGACCTCCTAATCTTGTAGGTACTCTACCTCTACTAAAAGGTACAATATTATTCTTAGGTGTTATTCTTGGTGATATACCAAGACCACCTCTTGGACCTACAGGTGGTCTACCACCACCTCTACCAAATCCACCACCACCACGACCACGACCACGTAGAAATCTTAGAAGAAATAGATCTCTTAAAATACCTAAACCACCCTTTCCCTCACCTTCTTTTCTTGATGCAGCATCATATGCTTTCTTTCTTTCTTCTACTAACTTCTTCTTCAATGCAAGAGATTGCTTCTCATACATTCTATTCAAAGAAGATCTTCTTCTAATATCATTCAGCAAACCATTTGAGGTTTCATTTTGATCTTTTGCTATGTTATATAATTGTTCAGTCATATTACTGTAACGCAGCGTAACTGTTTAGTGTATATGCAGAATCAAGTTTATCAATAGAACCTTGAAAACGTGTGTTTATTGAAACGAACTTTTCACTACCAAACTCATCTCCACTTGGGGCTGGAGGTGGCATATTTGTAGTTTTACCAGGAATGTTAGTAATGATAGGTTGAGCAATCATACTAGAGGGTACTTCCTTAGTTTCTATTGGTTTTATATTTTTAGTTTCTATTGGTTTTATATTTTTAGTTTCTGGTACTATAGGTGCAGTAGGTGTGGAAATTTTGGTATAACCAGGAACCTTTTTGTCTGCCTTCATTTCATCTGAAAGTTGGTTTAACTTTTTAGTTATAATCTTATATCTCTTCTTATCCTCTTTACTCATTTTACCATCAACTTGATTACGAAGAATCTCTCTCCTCTCATCTCTTAATTCACTCACCTGTTGCATTGGTGTCTTTCCTAGAACTAAACCACCACCTTGGAATGCTGGCAGCGTTCTATATGACGTATCTATATTTTCTTTTATATCAAGTTTTCTTGCTTCTTCTCGTTTCTTTTCTGTTGCTCTCGCAGCATCACTCCTGTTGAGAAGTCGTGTAAATTGTCGGGTATCCATATTAACTGTTCCATTTATAACATCCTCTATTGTCTTATCTTCAAATCCCTTGACTGCGTTTATTCTTCTCATCAGATCTTCCTGATGTTCCATTATATCAGGCATTCCTACACTAGCAATATCCTCTGTAAGAATTCTTTCACCTT